CAGTATCGAGGTGAAGGAAATAGTTCACAGCGTTGGTGACACCTTCAAGATTGTCACCTAGCTTACCAATCCCTGTATTGCAGTTAGAGCACAGCCATCCTCTATGGCTTTTAGTTTCGTGGCAGTGATCCCACTGAAGCTTTTCATCAGTCTTACCACAACACTCACAAGGAGTACCAAGCTCAGGAGTTGGATGTTCTTTCTTTAGTTTGTTGTAATCGTTCTGAAGTTCTCTAAAACAAGTAGAACATTCAGGTCTTCTCCAAGTTCCGTTTCTATAGAACCTAGCTATATCTTTTTGTTTGCCACAAATCTTACATTTCTTAGTGACACTCGGCCCAGTTAACTCCAATCTTATATTCTGATTCGACAGCGATTCGCATTCTAAGTCTATTTCCTGCAATGTTCGACGAATTGGATGCAATCTCCGCCACATCTTGAGCAATAGAAGTTTTAACAGCAAATTGGATTTCATCGTGTACGTGAGCTAAAAATGTCCAATCTTCTCCATATACATATCCTGCCTTAGTTATTTCTTCATAGCAAACGTTATACCAAGCCTTACTAATAATTGCCCCAGCTGATTGAAGTAAGAAATTGAGAGCACTATGAGAAGAACGTATCTTAATAGGTCTACCATCTAAAGCTTTGACAAACCCATCAGACTCTGCTTTTGCTGTTACTCTTTTAGTAAGCTCAGCTAAAGCGGGCATATTCTTATAGTACTTTCGCTTAAGTTTCTTACCATCCTGTCCAGTAATTTTGCCTAATTTTTCTGAACCTGCTCCATAAATCAACCCATAGAAAAAAGTTTTGGCTAAATCACGAGTGGGTAAACCAGCGGCCTTTTGATTGGCAGAATGTATATCGCCCTCGATGACCTCTCGTGCAAATTTTCCGTCATCAAAGGGCCACAGGTAATGAGCTAAGCAACGCGCTTCTATACCAGAGAGATCCACGCCGACCTGTTTGACTGTACTTACTAAACCGTCCCTTTGGGGTGAACAATTTGACAGGACGTTAGGTCCAAACAGAGCTCGGCACTCCGGTCCCAGGACTGACCTAACTGCAGGAACCTGGGCCATATTGGGGCCAACGTGGGCTGCTCTCTGAGTAGCGCATCCAACCGTAATCACGCTGCCGTGAATACGACTGTCTGCAGTGACTAGTTTCAGCCAAGCATTGTTACCAGTGCTCAGCTGGCTTAGTCGTTTTTGGAGAGTGAGAGAAGACACAAAGTCTTCAGCTCCAGGGATCTCCTTGAGAATCGTCTCATCGATTTTGGTTTTACCAGTTTCGGTGAACACTGAAGCCTTCCAATTCAGGTGATTCTCTAAAGCCCAAGCAATATGATCCCTTGAGTTTGGGTTCAAAGGAGTAAGACGGCACATAGAGGCGCCTTCTATATACCCCCTCTTTTTGTCATTTCGCTTAGGAGTGAAGATACCTCCATCAATGAACGGGAAACGTTTCCGTAGTCGCTCATCGAGGGTGTTGAGTTGCTGAGTAATCTCGGCTTCTAACTTCAACGCCTCACTAACGTCAAAGTGGAAACCAGATCTCTCTTGAAGCGAGATAAGAGTGGCAAACTCCATCTCTAAATCAACTGCGCCCATACACGCAGCTGCTTTGGGTTGCAACCTGTCCCAAAGCTTAGCAGTCACGTCAACATCGCATTTACACCTATCTGCTAGATCTGCTGTAAGTTCAGAGAAGTCCTCAAGATCAGCGTGTCTCTTCTGCTGACCAAGACGAAAGCCATAAGCTTCAAGTTTGTGCCTACCGTATAACTGCATAGGCATCCCAGGCCACTTCTTTTTAAAATCAATATCCAAGATATCTGGCCAAAACATACGAGCCAGTATCAAGGTATCTATAACTTTTCCTTTAGGCTTGAACTCAGGATAAAGGTGTTGAATAGCTGGAATGTCATAAGAACATATGTTATGTCCTATAAGTACATCAGCGTTTTCAAGTAAAGGTAGCCACTCTTTAACTTTGGTATATAAAGCAGTGTGACCACAAGATCCTCCTATTACACAACAATGAATCTTAGTAATGTCCTTAATCTTCAGAGCGTTTGTCTCGATATCGAAGATTATCGTCGATATGGACTTTGAGATTTTTGGAATAGCAGTACTCAATGAGTTCCTTGAGTCTGGGTTTGTTGAAAGAGTACACGAAGTCATTTGACTTAAAGAAATCAGAAAGGGAGCGTTTCGCTTTTTCAGTAGCAGCGAAAGCAGATACTTTAATTTTGTTTATCTTTCTCAAATGAACATCAAAAATCGGATTCAATAGGATCATCCTTTATTGCTGAAGCATCACTAAGCTCCAACATTCTGCCAGTTTTTTCATAATATTTCACAATTCCCGCCACTCCAAGCCAGCCTGTGAATCGATTCTTAAGTACACGGACTCTACATTCAGAGTTGTCGGCTGCTTGTTGATCCCTCTCAAGACCAAGCACAATGTCACTGAGCTGACCAATAGCTGCGCTACCCCTAAGACCGCTAAGGCTCGTTTGTTGACCGTCTTCATGGCCTTTATCTCCTGATGGGCGCCTTAAGTGTGACACAAGGAGCATTCCACAGTTTGTTTCTTCTACAAAACTGCGGAGTTTAGTCATCGTTTGGTCAATCGCGCGGCGCTCATCCTGAGCTTGGTCCATACCTGACACCAAAATTGATAGGTGATCAAAAATAACAAAGCTGCAATCCAAAGAAACAACGCAATGCCGTATACGATTAAGAAGAACGGTGCTGTCAATACTGCCAAAATGGTCGTAAAAATAGACATTCCCCTGCCCAAGGGTCGAGTCGAAGGCCGCCTCGATCTGTTCATCGGTGAAGGTTCCACGGTCAATATGTAGAGGGTGATTAAGTTTAATGCCGACAAATCGTCGCGCAGTTCTAAGGTTATTTTCTTCGAGGGATATAACAGCGACTCGTTCATTCTGGTTAACAGCTAAGTGATAAGCAATTTCATTCACGAAGGTTGACTTACCTTGACCCGTGCCAGCCGTGATAGTACAAAGCTCGCCCCTTCTCAAGCCGTGAAGCTTGTCATCTAGGAAAGAATACCCATACTCAACGCTATCTACTTTAGGGTCTTCAAGTACAGGAGCTCTTAATGTGTTGCCATTAACAATTCCATCAGGCTCATACTCCTTGGCGTTGAACACCATATTAGTAATAGCTTTATAGTCACCAGACTGAAGAGCCTCACTTGCATCTTTATAACCAGCAATAGAGCCTATCTTTCCTACTCTTGGAGGTAATAGCTGTACATCTCTTGTTGCTGCTTTTATACCAGCTTCATCATCGTCATAACAAAAGATCACCTGTTCAAAGGTGAGTAACCACTCAAGCTGAGCTCTTACTACTTTGTTACCTGATTCAGCACCGTTGGGTAAGGAGACACAAGGCCAACCCTCCCTAACTTGCATATAAGACAAAGCATCATACTCTCCTTCAAAAACTACTAGCAGTTTGTTGTTTCCTCCCCAAAGCTGCTGAAACAAGAACCTGCTATCTGGATTAGTTCCGTGCATTAGGAACTGCTTATTAGGCTTACGGATTTTGTATCCAGTAAGAACCCGATCGTTGTTATAGATGGGAGTGAAGTAAGCAGGCTCACCGCCGTGACTACTCTTTATATAAGTAGCTTTCTGACAAATAGCAGACTTAATCCCACGACTAGGGATATCTACATAGTCTCCTAGTACAGGATCAATCTCCTGAGGTGATGAGTTAGTCATTGGTAGTTGAAAGGAGTTAGAAGGGTCAGAGTACACCTGATAAGAACAGCCAGGTGTAAAACATTTTTCACTGCCGTCTTCAAAGATAGCTCTGTTATCACGAGAACCACAAAGAGGACACGGCGCTTTAATAGTAGGCATTTAAAAAACCTCCAGGTGGGGATCTCCCTGGAGGCTTTTGGTAACCCTTTCACTTACCGATTGAACTATAACAGAGTCCAACGTTTAGGCAAGCACGGACCTTTGCACCAGGGAATATTGTGTTTATCACACCACATTGCATAAGACATCTTTGCAGTCTTACTCAACTTTTGATGTGGCTTTTGAAAACACATACGAAGATCTACATCAGGATGTTGTTCTTTAAATATCCTGATAAGTCTCCGATCTTCTGAATCGAAGTAACCCTTAACTTCAATGACTCTTTGTTTACCT